TTTGACGCATATAAGTAATGGTTGTGCTGTTTGTACTTGTCGCACTTTTGCTTTTGATGATGACCAGTAGGGAGCCCTTTGTTGAGGTTATGGGATTTGCAGGGTACAGGAAGCCTAGCCGCATCGAGGCTACCAAGAGGTTTGACTACACCGGGTACACCGAGGAGACTGCTGCTGTGACTGCGTCTGAGATTCAGAGGATGATCCAGTTGGTTCAGGGGTACTTCAAGGATGAGTGTGTGTACCCACTTGAGACGAACAGCATTAAGAAGTTTGTCAAGGATTCTTCAGTCGCCTACAAGTGTGCGTTCACATTTATGACCACAAGGGGTTTTGTGTATGGTTTTGGTGTCCAGGCTGACATTGTTGATGACAAGCTTCTTGGTATCCATACCCAGCAGCTTGATGGAAATGGTGAGATCAAGCCATATACCGATGAAATTGCGAGTGATTTTGTAGACTTTGACTTGATTACAAAGAAGAACATGCCAACACTGGAGAAGCTCAAGGCTGGGGAAAAATCCCTGTAAAAGGTTCTGTTCATACTATAATGCTATGTGTCGATGACATTCACAAGATTGAGAGGCAGCGGCGAGACATCAGAAAGGAGATTTACAAAAAGATTTATGAGCAATTCTGTAGGAGGATAAAGCAGTGCGTTGAGCTCAATGAGACCCAGGCTTTCCTCAGGACGCCATCCTATCTAGTCGGCTACCCAACCTTTGACAGGGAGCGTGCCACGGTGTACCTCAAGAGGCAGCTTGAGCTTGGCAGGTTTGATGTAACCCTGATGTCAAATGTTGACCTGTATGTGTCCTGGAAAAGGGCCCCTGGTGCGAAGCGCGCAAAAACACCTGTGGAGCAGTTGGACGACGTTTTCCCAACCCTAATGAACCTCAAGAAGGCTGCTGCGAAATATCGCAACTAGATTTTTCACCTGGATTATAAATGGAGGTGTTGGTTGATGCCAAGAAGGAGTATCTCAACCAGTTGGCAATTATAATGGTTCCATTTATGATTGAAACATTTCAGGATGTGTACAACGAGTCTGTAAGCCGTTCCAAAAACAAAAAGGTGCTTGCAATGAATCAGCTTTTGCTGAAGGATGTAAAGGTGTGGAATGACAACATCATCAAGCAGCACACCGATGAGATTATCAATTCCTGCTCCTGGTTCAATGAGCTTGTTGCTGCGGTTTTTGTGAGCCACGTCAAGATTCTTTCTGCGGTAAAGCTGTCGGCAGAGTCGAACAAGATTTCTGTCAAGTTGCCAACCAATGAGAGGTTTATTCACGCGTGTTATGTTGCAGTGGCAAAGGACCTCTACAAGGACCCATATATCTATCACGAGGAGGCTGACGAGTTTACCAGGGATGAAAAGCTGTTTGAGCGCTTTAATGTGTGTATCAACAATACCGTGAAAGAGCTCATCCCAATTCAGGATATTCTCAAGGTGAATATGACCAAGGATGCCATCAAGTCCCTTGATTTGGACAAGGAGGAGACTGATTTTGAACCAGAGGTCGAAGGTCCCAACACCGAAGGTGTTGATCCAGACACCGAAGGTGTTGATCCAGACACCGACGGCGTTGATCCAAACACTGAAGGTGTTGTTCCAGGCACTGAAGAAACAACTGTGGAGGAGCCCGAAGGAACGACCGCAGCCTTGGACGCCCAGGACCCAGAGGTTGAAGAGGTCAAGAGCATCAGTGTAGGCCCCAATGCCGAGGAGTCCCTGTTTGATGACGCCCCAGATTCGATAAAAAAACCTTAAATATATAGTAAATGGACATCAGTGATACACTCAGGGATCCACTCGGTGCGGCTGTGGTGGCTGGGCTGATCACAGCAGGGTACATCCACGTGAGGGCAAAGATGAACAACGAGGGCAAGCTTGAACTTAGCAAGTACACAAAGCCAGCACTCCTCAATGCCATCATGGTGTACTTTATAATTGCGGGTGGTGTTGGCAAGAGGGAGGCTATATCAGCAGAGCCCTTCTAGTCCAACTGCGAAAGGAACAGTCGCTTCGCGACTGGTACGATAGAACTTAAAGATTAAAATACCTTTCTATGAAAAGGATGACCTCAGTGAGCGCTTTCAATGATATGCTTGAGCAGTTTTTGACAGAGCTGATGGGGACATTCCCAGAGGAGAAGAGTATCAAGAAGTACCACTCTGGGTTTGATGTTTTGCGCAAGTCCAACCCGAAGAAGGTTGTTGAGGGGTTTATGAAGACCATTGGCCCCTATTCCCAGAAGATTATGAACAAGGATGAGTCTATCCTTGAGGACGATATTGAGATTCTTGATGATCTCAGCATCAAGAAGCACTGGGCCACTGGCATCTCTGACAACACCAAGGGTGCCATCTGGCAGTATCTGCAGACCCTGTACATGCTTGGGACTACCATTACGGCAATTCCAGCAGAGACCCTTGATATGATTGAGGGTGTCGCGAAGCAGTGTGCCGAGAAGATGCAGTCTGGTGAGCAGGGTGAGATTGACCAGGATGGGCTAATGAGTGCAATGAGTGGCCTGTTTGGTAATATGTTGAAGAAATAAATCTACATAGATAACAAAAATGGATGAGCAGGTATGGTTTGACAATCCAAGGGTCCTTTTTGATGTGAACAAGGTGCTCAAGTTTTGGCCTACACGCAAGCAGACTGCTGCGGAGCGTGTGAACTCGAGCACGCGTTTCATCCTTTATGCGGCGAGTGTTCTTTATCTGACTCGCAAGGACCCGCGTATACTTGTATTGGCTCTTATGGTCATTGCTGTTATATATGTACTTTATAAGGGGAATATGGTGAGGGAGGGTGTGGCTCGCCCAATGTTGTCGCACGATCAGGACTACAGGCCAAACTGCCAGCTTCCAACGGAGGACAACCCACTTGGCAATGTGTTACTCTCTGATATCGGTGACAACCCAAACAGGCCACCTGCCTGCTACTATCCATCTGTAAAGCCATTGGTTGAAAAGTACCTCGACAACACAATCCCCTATGACTGTGGCCGTTCCAGGTGTGCCATGCCCAGCCGCCAGCGAAAGGCTGCCGCGAGGCAGTTTGTGACAGGTCCAGTGACTACAATACCGGGTGACCAGACCTCATTTGCCGAGTGGTGCTATGGCAAAAAGTTTTCGCCAATGTGCAAGAGTGACCCAACCGTGTGTGACCCCAATTTCCGTGGTGTTCAGCTCGAGGCTTTCGGTGGGCTTGCACCCGAGGGTAATCCACGCCGTTAATTTTTTTTACGCACATAAAGTAAAGATGTCTTATACACTTCAGCCAAATGTTAGACAGGTTGAGAACCCAGCCTTGCCACCAAACTGTGCCACATCTGACGTGTTTGTGTACCCCCAGCCAAGCACCCAGAACTATTGCTGCCGTCCCAACACCATGCTCTATGGTACAGCACCGTATATGGCTGGCAAGGGTGCCCCAGAGCAGTTTGTTGACACGGCCGACGAGCTTCGTCCCCAGTCAACCTCACAGTTCAAGAAGCCACTTATCAGAACCTATGAGAAGAACTATTTCCCACTCCAGAAGATGGACTGCAGCGTGCCACTCCGCACCATGACATATGAGCCGGCGAGCACACGGGCTGAACTTCAGAATGCCCTGTTTGTCAAGCGTTATTAAAATATTTTCAATTTGTAAGAATGGCCGATCCATTGTCTATATTTGCTATAATAGGGCTTGCATATGCCGGAAGAAAATTGAGTGAAGGTCCCAACGCCACAGGCGTTGATCCATCGTCGCAATCCACATCAGGCGTTGATCCCCAAGGAACAACTGCAGAGCAACAGGAACCAATCCACGTTGACTGGCAGACGGGGTCCTTGCCATTCCCAACTATTCAGAAGGAGAAATTCGAACAGCCATCCTTTGCAGAGCAGCAGTTCCAATATGTCAATGGTGAGCCGGTTCACGATTTCCGTGACCGCCCCTACATTTCAGGAAAGATGAACAATCTCTCACCAGCCGAGAAGGAGCTTGTCGGGCCAGGCCTTGGGGTTGGCGCGGATGTTCCAGCTTATGGTGGGTACCAGCAGCTGTTCCGCGTAAAGCCAAACAATGTTGGCTCCTATCGCCTCACAACACTCCCAGGGCGTTCAGGCCCCGCATTTGACCACACGGGTGGCAAGTCTGCTGTGGTTGGCGAGCTTACTCAGGAGCGCCCAGAAAAGACTGCTTTCCTGCCAATGAGGCGTCCAGAGGTCCGCGGGCGTGCACAGGGTCAGGGTGGTTCTCTCGACGGTAGAATGGTTCGCCCAAGCCATCAGAAGACTATGAGACCAACTGTTCGTTCTGAGATTACCACCCGCACAGACGGTCTCCAGTACGCACCCGCCAAGAAGTTCATCTCGAATGGGCAGCTTGCCCAGGACCCAACTCGTAACAAGACTGATGTCAATTGCCAGCAGTGGCAGTACGCAAACCACGCCGCACCAGGTATCCACAGCTTCCACGGTGCATACTCAATTGCTCCAGAGAATGCTGTTATGGGCGGGGCTTCCAACCAGGAACTCCTGAACCGCGGCTTCCGGATTGACGACCGCCGTGGAAAGAATGACCGCAAGGGCAATGCTGGCCGTATGAATGTGCGTGCTGGTCCACTCAACCAGGGTGGTAAATTGTCCGCGGTCCGCACCGACACGACACGCGTTGACGGAAGATTTAATGGTCCAAATGGTGGGTGGACCCAGAACTACAACAACACACAGATGTATAATTTCAATTCATT